GCTAAAACTGCGAAAGGAAAATAACATGCCAAAAAAACCAAAACCGAAACCAAAACCAAAACCAAAGGGATACTAAATGCAAAATTTTTTAGACGAGTTTAAATACTCATGGAAAGGGTTAAATAAAAACTTTAGACGTTTTTTAATAGGTGTAGGTATTATCCTGCTAGTTATTCTTTGGAATAACATCTTTTAATGAATGAAAATGAAAATCCACAAGTAAAACCAAACATAGAAAAAATAATAGAAGAGTTACCTATTCTTCTAGTTTCTCAAGCATACAAAAAACTAACTTCAGGTGAAGACTTAACAGCTTCAGAGATGAAAGTGTGTTTAGACGTATGTAAAACATACAGTAGTGAAACTATTGTAGAGAAAGCTAAGAATATACTTGAGGAATTACCTTATGACACTGAAGGATAAACGTATAAAGAATTTTAAAAACTTTTTATACTTATGTTGGAAACATTTAAACTTACCTGAACCGACACCCATACAATATGACATAGCTGACTATCTACAATCAGATGAGAAAAGAATAGTTATAGAAGCATTTAGGGGTGTAGGTAAATCTTGGATTACAAGTGCATTTGTTTGTCACCAATTATTATTAAATCCTCAAAGAAATATCTTGGTTGTATCTGCAAGTAAAAGTAGAGCAGATGACTTTAGTACATTTACACAGCGTCTCATAGCTGAGATGCCTCTATTACAGCACTTACAGCCTAGAAATGAACAACGACAAAGTAAAGTTAGCTTTGATGTTGCACCTGCATTAGCGTCACATGCACCCTCAGTAAAATCTATGGGTATTACAGGACAGCTTACAGGTTCAAGAGCAGACTTAATTATTGCTGATGACGTTGAGTCAGCTAATAACTCTCAAACACAACTAATGAGAGACAGATTAGGTGAAACAGTAAAAGAATTTGATGCAATTATAAAACCTAAAGTTGGTAGAATTGTATTTCTAGGTACACCACAAACTGAAATGTCATTATATAATGATTTAGAAGAGCGTGGGTTTAAAACTAAAATATGGACAGCTTTATATCCTGATAAAGTACAGACAGTGGGGTATGGGCATAAGATAGCTTCTATAATAAGTGATGTTATAGACAAAGAAGGTAAACCTACAGACCCTTTAAGGTTTAATGAAATAGATTTGATGGAACGATTAAGTTCTTATGGTCGTTCAGGGTTTAACTTACAGTTTATGTTAGATACTTCTTTATCTGACGCAAACAAACACCCTCTTAAACTTAATGATTTAATAACTGTATCAGGTTGCACAACATGGGAAGAAGCTCCTGCTAAGATACAATGGGCGTCAGGACAAGACCAAATCAAAGCGGTTGACCCTGAGTTACCTAATGTTGGACTTAAAGGTGATTATTGGACGTCTCCTCTGTATATGTCAGAAGAGTTTACACCATTTGAAGGTGTAGCTATGTCTATTGACCCTTCAGGTCGTGGTGCAGATAAAACAGCGTATGCTGTTCTTAAAATGTTGCATGGTGTTCTGTATTTAACAGATATAGGAGCATTAGAAGGTGGTTATTCTGATACTGTATTAGAGAAATTATCTAACATTGCTAAAAGAAACAAAGTAAATCATGTGGTTATCGAGAGTAACTTTGGTGATGGTATGGCTACAGCCTTACTAAAACCTGTTATGGCTAAGATACACCCATGTGAAATAGAAGAAGTAAGACATAATATTCAAAAAGAGAAGAGAATTATAGACACATTAGAGCCTATTATGAATACTCATAGGCTTGTTATTGATGAATTACTCGTCAAAGAAGACTTTAAACTAGACCCTGACCACCAATTATTCAGACAGATGACTAGAATAACAAGAGAGAAGGGTGCGTTAAGACATGATGACCAAATAGATGCTTTAGCTATTGCGGCTAACTATTGGGTTGAGAGAATTGACAGAGACCAAACTCTAGCTTTTGACCAACATAAAGATGATTTAATTAATCAAGATTTAGAGAGGTTTATGGAACATACCATAGGCAGACAATCAAGAGACGATAGGTGGATATAGTACCCTTCTAACAGGAGGTACTTTATGAAAGTATTAATATTTATCGTTATATTTTTTAGCTCATTTAATGTATTTGCGGAAGATTATCAAGAGAGGTTTGTTAATACTATAAAGGCATGTTTAAAAGCTCATAACAGCGTCTCAGAGACGTTTATCCCTGAGAGCCTAGTGATTGCTCAAGGTGTAATAGAGTCTAACTGGGGTCGTAGTCGATTTGCTACGGAAGGTAACGCTTTATTTGGTATCCGTACTTATAATTTAGATATACCTCACATGAAGCCTTTGAATAATCTTCATGCTAACTTTGGTGTAAAGATATATGAAAGTGATTGTGACTCAGTAAGTGATTATATTATCTTATTAGAAACATCACATCATTATGAAGGATTAAGACAAACACTAACGTATGAGAACCACACAATGAAAGATATTGTGTATTCTCTTAAAGTATATTCAGAAAACTCTGAGTATCCTCAACTATTACTATCATTAACAAGGAAGTTTTAAATGAAAGACGTCAAAGCTCGTATTAAACAACACGAAGGTTACAGATTAGAAGCCTATAAGTGTACTGAAGGCTATTTAACAGGTGGATACGGACATAGAATTATGGACGGAGAAGCTATCCCTGCAACTAAAGAAGGTTGGGAAGAGATATTTGAGTCAGACTTTGATACAGCCTGTGTAGGAGCTTCAGAGCTTGTAACTAATCCTGAAGTTAATCAAACCGCTCATGGCTTAGTTGTGGAGATGGTATTCCAAATGGGTACTTATGGTGTCTCTAAGTTTGTCAGGTTTTTAAAAGCGGTGAATGACCAACAGTATAAAGTTGCAAGTATGGAAATGCTAGACTCAAAGTGGGCAAAGCAGACACCAGAGAGAGCTAAAAGTATGTCAGAGGTAATGGCAAATATTTGATAAAAAAATATGAGGAGGTATATCGTATAGCACTAGCCAAATTTTCCCCATAGCCCACGCCAAAAACACCAAAGACAGCCCAAAAAAAGCCAATGAATAAGCCAAAAATCCTACATATAATAGGATATTCAATCCTTTGTATATCAAAGCTGATAAAATGTTTTGTTTGTGTGTGAGGTAGGGTCTATTTTTTTCTAATACATATTAATAAGACTAAAGTTCCCATTATAGAGATAAGAAGCTTAAACACTAGCTATATAGTACAGCTATCATTACTCCTTATTAATACATTAGTTATCATTACATATACATTAAATAGATAGGCTTATAATTATAGGCTTATCTATTTTTTTAAATTAATTATATTTATTTTACTATCCGTTGTTGACTTTAAATCATAAATAACTAAATTAAATAATGAATTAAGGGTTTTGCATATTTCGCCCTGATAACAAAAATATTGAGCCTTTGGCGGTTGCGTCCTTTTTGGGCGGTATCTGAACCGAGTTGCTTTTTAAAGCCAAAGGGAAGCCCTCTCTACCTGAAGGCGGTAGCATGTTTGCTAAGGAGGTCAGGTTGTGTTTGTTTGTCTGCATTTACATAATGCATTGATAAGAACAATTAAGTTCGAAACAAACAACAACAAGGAAACAACAATGACAAAACAACAAGTTGAACAACGACAACATCAACAATGGTTAAAGCGTCAGGTTAAAATAAAAAAGCCTGATACATCAAAGCATGATTTAAAGATTGCTGAAATGCATATTAACAATCCATTTTTTAAAAGGGGGTTTTATGCTTAATGCTTTCGCACCTTTTTTAATTATTGGCGGCTGTTTCATTACAGCCTACGCCGCTATTTCTATTATCTTTTTATTAGGAGGCATTTAACATGATTAGAAATATATTAGAGTCTTTTACAATCGCTTTATCATTACCAATTTTATTATTTGCTCCTATTCTTGGAATAGTGGCACTGGCTAACGCTCAATTTGATTTAGCGTTTATCAGTTTTATTATAACCGCTATCGCTTTAGTTTTAAGCGGTATTTATAATGACTATTAAAACAAGCATAGAATTAACTGACGATTGTATCGTATATCAAGATAATAAAAAATTATTAATTGATTTACAGGCAACAAAGAAAAAAGCGGAGAATTTATATCACGAGCTATTATGGTTTGATGAGATAAAAAAAGCTAATACAGTTAAATTCTTTTTAACAGGAATAAACTTAACTATTAATGAAGGCAGGGACGTTGAGCCTTCATTTTAATCCAGTAACACTGAAGAGCTTTAAATAAGCGAAACGCCCTGAGATATGGGCGTCTGTTACATAGTAACAAACAACAACAACAAAGGACAAACAAATGAAAACGTACCAAATGACGAACCCAAGTTCAGGAAATGTAGTTAACAATCA